TTGCCTCTAGGACGCCGACCTTGACCGACCTAGACCCCGATGCTAGAGTCCCGCCACTGCGGCCCCTGCTGCCGGAGTGGCGAAATTGGCAGACGCAAGGGACTTAAAATCCCTCGGTTCCAAAAGGACCATGCCGGTTCAATCCCGGCCTCCGGCACCAAAAACAATAGGTTAGCGTACTCCATTCGCAGCCACCTGTTTTGGTAATCGGGCTACTGTCCCTGAAATTGTCCCGTAGTGCGGCGTTCGCAGCTCGGCTTCATGGAGGACAGCCAACTTCTTGAGACCTTCAGTGAGATCGGCCTCACACACAATCGCGTAACGCCGATAGACGCTCTCCGTTTTGTGCCCGGTTAATTTCATTGCGACAGATCGAGGCACCCCAGCCCGCTCTAAATTCCTCACCGCAGTTCGCCTGAAGTCATGCACCAACCGATCCGGCACACCTGCCAACTTACAGGCACCCTTCCAAACTTTTCTGAAATCCTTGATCTCCTTTCCCTGCCGATGGAACACGAATGGGATAATCTGCCCCGTGTCCGCTTGGAGTGCCTTCGTCTCTTCCCATTGCTGCCTCAGTAACTCATCGAACTCAGGCAGCACCGCAAAGGGAAACATGCGGCCTTCATCGTTCTTGGTGGTGCCAGGCTCCAGGCGTACGACCCCCGCACGAAAGTCTACTTGCTTCCACTGCATCGGTAACGCTTCGCTTCGAGTCCGCCACCCCGTCAGATAGGCGAAGGTCACGACTCGTTGTAGTTCGTTCGGGAGGTGAGCTCGGACCGCTTCAAAGTCCTCTCGTTCAAAAAAGCCTTTTCGTGTATTGCTGACGGATATAGCAGGGAAAGGAGGACATATGGCCTTTCCCGCACGTTGGGCCAGCCGAAACGCTCTTCGCAACACGGCCAGCTCATACCGGACTGTAGCGGAGGCATGTCCCGATTCGAGCCGTTCATTTGCATAGACCGTGAGTCGATCGAGGGTGATGGTACGCGCCAATGTCCCACCGAACGTAGCTTCCAAGGCCTTGAGCGCGGTGGCCAGCCGTCCCACGGATTTCCGCTTGCTCAGTTGGTAGTCCTGTTCAATCATGCCTTTAAGATCGGCAAAACGAATCTGCTTGAAGTGGGCTTCTTGCAGTTCTCCACTGTCTTTTTTTGCCAGCCGTTGGCGTAACAATCTATTGGCGACCTTCTTGTTAGTGGAGCGTGACGACTCGCGCCGATCCTGTCCGTCGAAGTAGAATTGAATCCACCACACCTTTCCACGTTGGTATACTCGTCCATCTCCTCGTTCGATTGTAGGCATGGGCTCCCTCCAAGGTGAGCTATGCGTGAGTGTCGTGGTGGCGGCCGCGCAATGATTACATATGTAACATAAGTACCTTTGCCATTTCAAGACTTTTTATCAGTGGTCTACTGTGCTACAGTTGCGTGCGTGGCACTCGTCGTGAAGAAAGATAACTTTCTTGCCCTAAACATCCGGCGAGTGCCGGAGGTTTTGTTTTACAAAATAAAAATGGCTGCGGCGGTAGAGCGAAAATCTACTCGCGACCTGGTCCTAGACCTACTTCAAGGAAAGATTGATGAATTAGAACGACAAGGGAAGCTCCCCAAAGAAAAGTAGCACCTCGATTAGATCCTCCTCGCAAACCATCGCTGCAACGACGCTTCAGGAAACAACAACACCTTTCGAGACGGCTGGCTGTGCGGCATCTGTTTTTTATGCCGGTAGATCCACCGTGGCGTGACGTGGAACCGTTCGGCGACTTCCTGTACCGAGAGATAGCGGTCTGTCTCGGGGAGGGGGGGCGAGACCGATTCCCTGCGGAGCAGTTTTATCTGCGCCTTTGCCTGCAATGTGGCGAGGACGCCAAGGAGGGAGGGTATATCGGCTACAGGGGCCTCCGTAATTGCTTGTTCGAGGTCTGCAAGAATCGGCATCATCGTGCGTCCTCTAGGCGTGCCTATTGCCGGTTTCGCCACTGGCACCTCGCGCCGCCATCCACTGATCGAACTCATCCCGTTTCACGAGCAGCTTTCCGCCGACGCGGTAATGAGGCAGGGGCAGAGCAGGGTCGAGCAGCCGATCGCGGAGCCATCGAACCGAACAAGAGGAATAGATGGCAAGCCTCTTTAAATCCAAATAAGCGATGTCTGACGGACCGACAATCCGCGTGGAACCGGACATTCGTTGCTCAACCAACAAACTGCACCTTGGGTTTCACGCGAGGCTGGCCCATATTTACCTGGACATTGGCACCCGCCGCATCGACAAACACCACTTCGACACGTGGAGGGATTTTCGTTTCGTTGCCGTCTTCTTCGTCGCGGTAATAGCCTCGAATCTTCGCAATCAACTCAATGGCCTTGAGCCGATCCCGGAGTTTGAACTTTTTTGTATAGCCGACCGCTTTGCGGGATTCGCCTTTGCCTGCGAAGTCCTCATAGAATTCAAAACTCTCGATCGACATCCGTTCATTCTCGTCCAGTTCGTGAATCTCCTTGGGATTGCCGTGGGTATCAAACATCTTGCCCGGATCATGCCGTCCAACCATCGTTGCAATCGAAAGGGCTTCGGCCCGACTCATCTGTGCGGCGGCAATGACTGGCTTCATCAACGCTTCAATCCTTACCGCAATCTTACTGTCGTTGCGAAGTTCACAGGCACGGACATGGATCGTTTCAGCCTTCATGCCTCGACAGTCATACGCCTTCTGGTAGGCGTCAGACTGATTCAGGCCTGCGAGAATCGCCTGGCAGAACGCGTCTTGTTTGCTCGTCAGCTTGGTCATGGGTGTTGTGAGTGTTCTCTCATTGCATCGCAAGACTTTTAAGCTGGTGATGGACCCTCCGCTGCGTCGGTGCCTGGCCCTACGATCCGACCCTCCTTCAGCTCGTCCTGAGACATCTCCAACGCTTGCTCAATCTGGTTGAAGAGAGACTCTTTTGTTGCCCCGTACCGAAGGGCCCAGTAAGCGTTCCCATAGACCTCCTCAAGATGCCCGACCATCTCATCGAAGTCCTCTCCACTTACCTCGTTAAGCTGCTCCATGATCAATCCCTCCTTTCGTTTCGGCCATTCAACTTGTTCCAACAAAGTACAGCAGCGACTTGGTGGCTGCTTCGCCAATTGTGAGCAATGCCATGGTCAGCGATTACCGTCGTGCCACGCCCCGATCAGGCGAGCATGTCCTTCTCGGCCTCTCCAACTTTCTTGTTCGCTGGGTGCTGTGGGTATCTCATTGCTGGGCGGGCCTTTCATGCTGGAGGTTAACCCTCTACGGGACCGGTGTCTCAGCCTTGGAGCCGACCTTCCTTGATCACTTCTTGGGCGCACTCGAATGCTTCCTCGATCTCATTGAGCACGGCCTCTTTTGTCGCTCCACACTCAAAGGCGTTATAAGCGTTCGCATAGGTCTGCTCAATAAATATGCACATTTGATCGAACTTATTAAGTTGTTCCATGATCAACCTCCCTTCATAGCGGCCGTTTAACTTGTTCCAGCGAAGATCGACAACGCGTGTCACGTTGTATTCGCTCTCAACCATCTTGAAAGAGAGCATAGCGGTCCACAAATCGGAGGTGCCGATCTCCGATCGGACCATTGCGATGCTTGCGAACCAAAACCTCCGCAATTCCTTTCTCCTGAGTATCTGGGTTGTAGACTTCCTCTCGGTACAGGAACAGGGCGACGTCGGCGTCTTGTTCAATCGCTCCTGAGTCGCGGAGGTCTGCGAGCACGGGCCGTTTATCGGGGCGTGATTCACAGGCTCGAGAGAGCTGAGACAGGACGAGCACGGGAATATCCAACTCTTTCGCGAGCAGCTTGAGTTTCCGCGATGCGTCTGCGATGCCCTGTTGCCGTGTTTCGACGTCATGGAGTTGGAGGAGTTGCAGATAATCCACTACCAACACATCGAGTCCGCTTCTCGCCTGCAGATGCCTGGCTTTCGCGGCAATGTGCTCGACAGTGAGCACGGGAGAGTCATCGATCCAGAGCGGGAGTGCTTCAAACTCTTGAGCCGTGGCCGCGAGCAGGGTCCATCCTTGCGCACTGAGCGATCCGGTCTTTAAGGCATGGACATCGATTGGGGCTCCCATCCCGTGTAATCGAAGTCCTACCTGGCGACAAGACATCTCAACGGATAGCACGCCGACCCGATATCCCTCTTTGGCTGCTGAAAGCGCGGAGCCGAGGGCGAACGCGGTTTTCCCCATACTCGGCCTCGCCGCGACAATGATCAGGTCCGAACGCTGCCAGCCCCCAAGCAGTGAGTCTAACGCCATGTAGCCGGTTGGAATCCCGACCAGCGCCGTGCTGCGTTTCGACATCTGATCGACATATTCCACGGTTTGACAGGCCAGGTCGGCCAGCGGACACCAGCTCCGCTCGTCTCGGCTAGAAGCCAACTGGTGAAGATCCCGTTGTGCATCTTGGAGGAGATTTTCGGCTGAGTCCTTGCCGTAGGCTCGTTGGCTGATCTCGGCACTGAAGTGAATCAACCGACGCCGGATGGCATGGTCCCGCACGATTCGAGAATGGTGCCCAACGTTCGCTGACGAGACGACGGTGGAGAGCAACTCGGCCAGCGTGCCGCGCCCTCCGATCTTTTCCATGTCCCCGTTGCTCTCAAGCAGGTCGCCGATGGTCAGGAGATCAAGGCCCTCGCCTTGTCCAGCCAGGTCGACCATGGCGTCAAAGATGCGGCGGTGCCGGCTGTCGTAGAAATCGCTGGCGGTGAGAAGTTTTTGCGCCCGTGAGAGGGCGGAAGGATCGAGCAACACGGCCCCCAGGATGGCGCGTTCGATGTCGAGGTCATGCGGCTGAAGTCTGGGACAGTCAATGAGCGGCATGGGTCAGCTCCTTCGGTCGAGTGGCTTCACTGAGATGCCGAGCACATCGGGGCTCGGTCGGGCGGCTCTCTGGACTTGCTGGTTGACCGCAGGAATACAGGAAGCGATCGCCCGGGGCTTGGATACGCTTCGTACATGTAGGCGACGGCCCATGGCCGTTCGAGGCGATCGAGTCGTAGTTGCCAGCCAGGATCTTGTCGAGGTTTTTGGGCCCTAGCACCCAGTCGAGCGAGGCGTGAAAGGTGCCGCCTTTCCCTGCGATGCGGCCACACAGGAAATCCGACTTCGTAATCTGCTCGAACAGATCAGTCCACCAGGCTGTCCCAGGCTGGTTTTTGATCCTGCATTGAATACGGTCTCGGATGGTGGGGCCCAGCACCTTACACGGTTTGACACCAGGGATGGCGTTCCAGCGTGTATGGATGGATTCAGGAGTCAGTGGTTGAGTTACAGTGTCCAGATCCAGGGGTGACTTTTTGTCATCCCCATGTATCTCTCTCTTTATGACGGTTTCTTCTGACGGATTAGGTGGCTGAAATGTCATCCCTATACTGTCCCGAATGTCATCCTGACATTTTGTCACCCCGACATTTTGACTCCCTTCCGCCTTGGTCGCCTCAGGAAGAACAATTCGATAGAGATGGGTTCGATGTGGCCCACCTCCTTCCTCTACAGCGAGTTCCCCGCACGCAACAAGACGCCTGATGGCGCGTTGTGTGTTTCTTGTCGTCAGGCGAGCCTTCCGCGCCAGCGTTGAGATGCTCGGGTACGCGATCCCCTCCTCATTGGAGAAATCGGCAATTCCGAGGAGAACAAGGAGATTCCCACCCTTGTTCTGTGAGTAGCGCCAGCACCGGTCTAACAGCTTGATGCTCACGCTCCTTCTCCCGGCGGCGCATTGGTGCGGTGGCGCAGTGCCTCGGGCACGAGTCGAATGAGGGCACGGTCTGCCGCCAGGAGGTGTGGCCGCATCGCGATCAGTGCAGCAAGGTCGAACTCGCGACCAGGAGCAGAAGGTGCATCGAGCACAATGCGCCGCAAGCCTGTCGCGGAAAAATAGAGTCGAATCATGGCATCTTTCCCCCTTACCTATAGGACGGGGGAAGACTCGGCCAAAAATTAACCCTGCCGAAAACTTTTTTTTGTGGGGAAATGAAAGGAGCAGGGAGAGACGGGAAGAAGGAGCCTGCTGAACAGTGGCAAGCAGGTCAGGCTAACAGTCGAGCATCTTTTGCAGTGTTTTGAGGCGTTTGGTCATCGCTGGCGCACTGATCCCGGCGGCTTCGGCCGCCTCCTTGTCGGTCTTACCGGCGGTGAGGGCTTCGAGCATCCGCTGCCCGCTCGGCCCCCAGCGGTCGATGGCGATACGGATTGCGTGCTCGGCGACCTCTTGGGCCTCAGCCTTCTCCTCCGGGTTAGGACGATCGTCTATCAATGTTTCTGGGTCGATGCAGGCCGAATCCTCGTCGACCTCCCCAATGGGAAGATGCTGCGCGGCGTGCTCGGCCGTCCCAGCCTTTTTGGCCTTTCGTCCTCCAGAGCCGCCCCGCTTCTTGGCGGCAGCCCGGTCGTTCTCAGCCCGTTGCGCCGCATGGGCCGCGTCTGGGAGAGTTGTTTCGAGAAGACCGAGGTGTCCGGGGGCAATGCTCGCTAACAACTCGAACGCCTCGTCCTTGGCGGCAGACCGCCACAAGCTATTAAGCCCGTCGGTGCCTTCCATTCCTCGGATGGGCAGCTTGGGGATCGTCGGAACCTCGATTGACAGCCCGGAATCCGTCGGGATTGCCTCCTCTCGGCGGAGCAACTCGACAACTCGTGCCTGGATACGGCGCTTCTTCGCCACCGCACCCTCGATCGCCACGTTTTGCTTGTCCGTGATCGCCGATGGATCCGTCTCCCGGCCTTCGTCCCGGGTGCGGTCTAAATGTCGACCTACGGTAGTCCAGATGGTTGCATCCATCGCGTCCGTGAGGCGCCGCAGACGGACCCCATCTGGCTGCGCAGGACCTGCCTCCAGACCTGCCCACGCCTTGAAAACGGGGAGGTTGAGGAGGCGGCCCCGGCGGCTAAGTTCGCGAAGGCTGTTGGAGCTGTGCGCTCGACAGGATAGGAAATAGACCGGCACCTGCAGAGTGTCGGCATCGACCCAGTCGGTATGCGGTTTACACCATACGCGCCACAAATCGTACAGAGCTGCAGGAGTCTGAGCCATCATAAGTAGGGCGGTCAACCGCACCACCTGACGTGGCTCAGAAGGACAGAGGGTGCCAAACACCCGTGCCGCCGTCTCCAAGGCGTGAGCGAACGACACAGTGAGGGACCAGAGCAGCGTGTCTGTATCGAGTGAGGGAAAAGCAGGGCGCAGGTGTTGTTGGGCCTGAATCTTGGCGAGACAGAAGGTGTAAAGGGAATCGGGGTCCAGCGTAGGAAGCGGGGTCTGATCGTGTGGCGTCGGCATCGCTACATTCTAACTACCACTCGCGTGTCTCCCGACTCAAGATGTTTCCGACCGACTGCGGAGACCAGGGGCACCGGTCTTTCAGACAAAGCCTTCCAGGGCCAAGGCTACTGCAATTTTCCGCCGGCCATTCCCGCTTCCCTTTGGGCCAGCATGAACCGAGATGCTAGGGTTTGCCGAAGTGGAAAACCGGATGTCCTAATAACCCCACCAATCCGCTACGCCCAAATCCCAACATCCATGCAGTCCGGGGCTTACCCGAAGGTGTGTCCTAAATACAATTGTATGTAGGACATCAATCTGCTAGGCTCCAAGCCTCACACACAAGGGGGGGCAACATGAGAAAGCGAGTAGCCTTGTATGCGCGGGTCAGCACGGACGGGCAGAGCGTCGAGAATCAACTACGGGAGCTAGAGGCTGTAGGAAGAAAAGAGGGTTGGAAAGTGGTGCAGCGGTTCATTGATAGGGGAATCAGCGGAGCGAAGAGCCGAAAGGATCGCCCTGGATTCGACGCGCTGTGTAAGGCTGCTGTGCGCCGTGAGTTCGATATGATCGCTGCATGGTCCGTTGACCGGCTGGGCCGCTCTCTCTTGGACCTTCTCACGTTCCTAAAAGACCTCCATGCGAAAGGCTGCAACCTGTACTTACACAAGCAAGGCTTAGATACCACCACGCACACCGGCGAGATGATGTTTCAGATGTTGGGAGTCTTCGCTCAGTTTGAGCGAGCAATCATCGTGGAGCGCGTCAGGGCTGGTCTGAAAAGAGCAAAGGCACAGGGGAAGGTCTTGGGGCGGCCTCGCGTGAGTGCATCTGTAGAGGCCGAGGTGCTCGCTTTACGGGGCAAAGGCGAGGGTATGCGGAAGATCGCACGGACGCTCGGTATCGGTAACTGCACGGTTCAGCGCATCGTCAACGCCTAAAGGATTGATTATCCCTTGGAGTCTGCGGAGAGACGCGTGGTTACGTGGTGATGTTGCGGGAACTGTCGCGGTCCTCCCCTTTGAGCATCTGGAAGAGATGATTGAGCGTGTTATATACAATGACCCAAAGTTCTTGAAATGGCGTCTCTTCTCTCCCTGCCTTCCTTAGACTGGTGAATTCAGCAAAGGCCGGATCATCCGTAAGGTGGAGGATCAACAGCGCCTCGTCCAGCCGAAACCACGCATTGTTCAAGTAGTACCCTCCCATCCACATTTTTGTTGATTTATCTTGAGTGAAACCAACTGTGTTGTCTTTAACTAGGTACACCAAGAGGCCTTTGGCATCTTCTTGAATCTCTGACCGTTTCCGTTCCTTGTTATTCAGAAAGACCGCTCTCCACAGGGAAAAAGCCGCTCCAACATACAGAGCAAACAAGTCCTGTTGGGCGGCGTCCGCTCCCGGGGCTTGCTCCTTAGTAAGCGCTTCTTGGCGGGTGTCTGCAAATTCCAACAAGGAGAGCAGAAGATTTTGGATTTGTGACCGTCTCTCAACAAGCCATCTGAGGTCCTGAATATTCTCGTCGGCCACCTTGTCCGCCTCAGCCTTTCGAGCACAACCTTCGCTCGCCGCTTTATAAAACTACTGGATTGCAGAATCAATGGAGTCGCTGAGTGAAATACGGGAGGGGTCAAGGGGGGGGGATTTTACGGTTGATGATTGGCTAGCAGCGAGGGTGCCTCGCCCACCTTGCGGTTTACTCGTTCCACTCCTACAATACGCCTCCCTGCGAGGTGCCCATGTCCTTCTCGATTCGTCAGTTCCGTTGCGTTACTGTGCACTGCGTTGCCAAATGTTTGGATGGGATAGAGTTTTTCCTTTTTGACAGAATGCCGAAGTGGCGTCGAGTCGCCACGGCGAAGGTCCGAAATGCCCTTGCTATGGGCCTCTCCTTCGCGGCTGGTGGCGCATTCCTTGGAGGCGCTGGACTGTTGGTCTAGCAAGCCTTGTTCTGGCTGAAGCGTGGCACGTGGGAACCCATCACAGTCATCGTCGTGGTGAAAAAGTTTCTACCAGATCAATTCATCTTCTGGCTCCTCCAGCCGAACGACTGGATCGGTAGAAGCTCGTGACGTATGCCTTATTGTGTTCTCTCTGGTGGGTGCTCATGCTCGTCGCCGCACCCCTGATCTACTGTGCCGTCGCCGTCGCGAACAACGAGGAGGTGACGTGATGAGCCACGAAGAAGAGGAACAGCGGATAGCGCGCCACCTGAACGTGATTTACACGTATCTGAGAAAAGAATTTTCAGGTTTTGATGTGCCACCAGGCCAGTCCACCCCAAGCCTGTACCACACCATCACGGTGACGAATCTCACGACCTACACCAGCTACACATTGCGCGTCGGATGGCCTCGACTTTCAGACAGAGACAGCACCCCTGGGAAGACTCAGAGGTTACTTGTCCGTGACAATGTAGCGGAAGCGATGCGCACCACGAAGGCACCGTATTACTATTGGTGAACCGTCTTTCTCTTCAGCGCATCCAGCAAGAGAGCGGCGCTGAGGCGGCGCGCGGTCTCAGGCCGAGGGCGGCATGGGATTCTCGAAGTAGGAGTCGATCCCGCCGCTGCTGCGCCCGCGCGATCCGGCATTTCCCAACTCACCACCTTGCGGTTTGCTCGTTCCCCTCCTAGAATACGCCACCCTGCGAGGCTCCCATGCCCGTCTCGATTCGTCCCACCCGCCGTTTTCCCGTGCAATGCTTCGTCACTTACCACGTAGGCCTCTGGTTACTGATAACAGTTCTGTTGTTGAGTGGTGGACCGGCGGCGTATGCGGAGTGGGTGAAGATTGGCACAACCGACGATGGAATGACTATATACGTCGATCCAGACACCATCCGCCAGAAAGGTGATCTGGTGAAGATGTGGTACTTGTACGACTACGAGTCAACACAAACCGTGGCAGACAGCTCGTATTTGTCTACCAAGGCGCAAGACGAATTCGACTGTGCAGGAGAGTTACATCGGACACTTGCCTTCACGTTCTTTTCTGGCCAGATGGGAAGCGGCCAGGCGAACTATAGCAACTCAGAGGAACACAAATGGGAACCCGTTGCACCACGAAGTGTTGATCAAGCTGTCTGGAAACTTGCCTGCGACAAGAAGTGATCGCGCAGTCTCCACACCTACACGGTTACCCCTTATCGTAAGGTGGGGTGCTGGATGCCCCTAGGGTGTAGCGGAATCCAGGCAGCTCAAAACCACGCGGCGAGAGGAGTCTTGGTTACGGCTCTTCCTGGCGAGATGGTGAACGGGGTGACGCGAGCTGCGGGGGGAGTGTTATCTCATAGGTCGCGAAATCGAGTTGGCGAAGCACCACCCGTCCGTCCCTCGACATCCGATCAATGGCGACAAACACCTCGCCCCAGCTGAGATTCGGAAGCCGTATGACAAGAGCGTCTAAGCAGCAGGAACCAGTTCTCCGCAGCATTTCGATAACAGCCTCTTCTTCCGCAGTCGCGTCGATGGGCTTCATGCCGCACCTCCGGCAGGAGTCAGGGGCTCGTGTACGCCCGCATACTGCACAGGGATGCGCGGTGGGGGACCTAGGCGAGGTACTAGTATGAGGCAGAAATTATTACCAGATCCTCCTCTCAG